GGGCGGATCTACAATCACGTTATGAAGCATATAGAATAGCAAGAGAAATGGGTGTTATGAACGCTGATGAATGGCGTGATAATGAAGATTGGAATCCGATAGGTAAACGGCATGGTAAGGCGTATATATTACCTTTGAATTACCAAAACGCCGAAAGAATAATGGATAAACCGGTAAAAGAAAAGCCTAATAATGATATGCCAAACGATAATGATGATAATGGAGATAACGGCAAAGATATTGACAACAATGGAAATCAAGAATAATTTAAAAAAGTAGTAAGCTGGGAGGTTTACAAATGCCAATTCCTACACCGAAAAAAGATGAATCAAAAAAAGATTTTTTCGAACGATGTATGGGTGATGATATCATGGTTGACGATTACCCGGATGAAAAACAGAGATATGCTATTTGTAACTCCCAATGGAAAGAGAAAAAAAGCGCCCTTCCATTTATTGAACGTCGCTATATACCGATAGGAACAGAATTCAGATTTGACAGTGAAAGAAATGAGATTGAAGGGTACGGGGCGGTATTTAATACATGGTATGACGTTTTTGGGTTTCGAGAGAAGGTATTGAAAGGCGCTTTCAAGCGTACAATAAAAGGAAATGATATTCGTTCTCTTTTCAATCATGAGCCTAATCTTATTTTGGGCCGCAATAAAGCCGGAACACTAGAAATTACTGAAGACGAACATGGATTGCATTATCGTACCAGATTACCTAATACTACATATGCAAATGATTTGAGAGAATCAATTGACCGCGGAGACGTGACGCAATGCAGTATTGGTTTCCAGGTTGTAAAAGAGATTTGGGATAACGGATACAAGGACCGGTCTCTTGAAGAGGTAAAATTATTTGATGTCGGCCCGGTTACTTTTCCGGCCAGTGAAAAAACAGAGGTGAAATTACGATCCGCCATGCTTGACATGGGAATTGATTATAATATTCTCAATTTGATTATTGTTAAATCGAATAGGGGAATAGAACTTGAAGAAAATGAAATAGAAACGTTGAGAAATACAATTTCTATTTTTGGTACTTATATTCCACAGGTAGATGTCCCGCTCGATGAGCACACGTCAGAGGTTGACCCGGTTTTAACCACTCGCCTGTCAAATCTTGTGGATAGACGTATACAGTTGTTCAGAAAGAAGCTTGGAGGTTGAATATGAACAAACTAAAAGAACTGAGAGAAAAGCTTGGTAGTATTCAGACTGAAATCGATGGTCTCAAGGCCAAAAAGGATGAAGAGAAACGCGATTATACGCCTGAAGAGCTTGATACTCAGGAAAAATTGCTTGATGAATCTGAAAAATTGCTTTCAGAAATTAACAAGCGGGAAAAGGTTGAAAAAGGAGTTGAGAATATGCAAAACGAATTCCGCAACTCCGGTGAAACGCTTGAAATCCATAATAGGGCCGACGAAGCCGATTATAGTTTCGGAGAATTCTTGATTGACGTTTCCAGGGTAGCGCAAGGAAATGGCAAGACAGCGCGTTTTGACATGCATCAAAAACGCAATCTTGAGCTTGTTAAAAAGGAATATCGCGCAACCGGAATGAGTGAAGGTATCCCCTCTGACGGAGGTTTTCTGGTAGGAACTGATTTCAGTCAGACACTTTTACAGAAAACACATGAAACCGGCCTTTTGATGGGGCGCACGACTTCTATCCCGGTATCGGGGCCTAACAATGGCTTGGTTATCAATACAATCAATGAAACAAGCAGGGCAAACGGTTCGAGATGGGGTGGTATTCGCGTTTACCGGCTGAATGAAGGCGGTACAAAAACGAAATCACGGCCTGAATTCGGTCGTATTGAGTTGCGGCTTGAAAAACTTGCCGGACTTTGTTACGCGACAGATGAGCTTTTACAGGATGCGGCAGCCTTGCAGACTATTATTACTAATGGTTTCGCTGAGGAATTCGGCTTCCGTGAAGATGATGAAATCATCAACGGAACTGGTGCCGGGCAGATGCTTGGTATCTTAGCTTCTCCTTGCCTTGTGACCGTAGCCAAAGAAGCGGGACAAGCGGCTGCCACTATCGTTTATGAGAACATCGTAAAAATGTGGGCGCGATTGTGGAGCAAGTCAAAACCGAATTCAATCTGGATGGTAAATACCGCTTGTATGCCTCAACTGCAAAGTATGGTATTGAATGTCGGCACCGGCGGAGTCCCGGTTTATATGCCGCCTGGCGGTATTTCCGGCGCTCCTTATGGAACGATTTTCGGGCGTCCTGTTATTGAAGTAGAACAGTGTGCCGCCCTCGGAACAGTAGGCGATATTATCCTCGGTGATTTGACACAATATCTCACCATTTACAAGGGTGGTATCCAGAGCGCATCATCTATTCATGTACAATTCTTAACCGATGAAACGGTTTATAGATTTGTTATGAGAAACAATGGCCAGCCGATCTGGAATAGTGCTTTGACTCCTTATAAGGGAACCGATACACTTTCTCCGTTTGTTGCTTTGGCTACGAGAGCGTAAGGAGGTATACGATGAAAGGTTTTACAATTCCTGAACAAGGGCATGTAGTTAATATCCTTCCTCCGATTGATATTAACGGTGGAGCAAATTCCGATGTATTCAGCATGGAAAATGCCGCTCATGTTGATATTATTATCCAGTTTGGCGTACAGGCTGCCGCAACTACTGTGACGGTTGAAGAATGTGATGATTTCACGCCTTCAACTTCAACTGCTATTGCGTTTGATTATTATTATGAAGATGCCGCAGGCGGAGATACTTTGAGTATCCGTACTACGGCGACGGCTGCCGGGTTTTCATCCAGCACGACCAATAATCTGATTAAAGTAATCAGTATCGATGCATCACAGTTGACTGACGGCTATCCTAATCTTAGGGTTGTTTTCAGTGATCCGAGCGGTAGCAATATCGCTTCAGCTTGTGCGGTTTTAAGCGGTTTCAGATATCAGCAGGAACAGACGCCGACGGCGATAGCGTAAGGGGGCAAGTATGAAACAGAGAGTTCAGAAAGCCGGAAGACTATATTCAGCATGGGCCGCAGGGAATCTAGTTGTTTACGATGCCATGAATGGAGACGCAACGGCATACTTTGTCGATTCTGTAAATGGTTTATCAACAAATGACGGATTGTCATGGGAACGGTCTTTGAATACATTACAGGCTGCTATTAACCTTGCTCGTTATCTGCCTGGCACGACTACAATTGATGATACAAAAGACCATCACACTTTTGTATTTGTAGCTCCTGGGCATTATAATGAGGGCGAAATACTTTTCTCTGGTTACAATATCCACATTATAGGATGTGGATGCCCGGTACCGGGAAAAGATTATGGAGTCAGCATTAACTATGATGGCGCGGCGGATGCTACGGCGGCGCTTGCCTTTTCGGGGTCGGGGATTCATCTTGCAAATCTTCATGTATATTGCGATTTCGCTGCTCCGGCAATATATTGTGCCGGTGGTGATAACAATTTCATCGAGAATTGTGTAATTGAATGCGACGGTACTAATTGTACCTATGGTATTCAAATGGATTCTCTCAAAGGTTCCTGGATTAAAGACTGTGTGATTATATCGCCGAAAACTGCTGGTATTTATGGCGCTGGAGGTGCTAATCATTACACAATCAATGGCGGGATTGAAAACTGTCAAATATATTCTGCGGTTGCAGGGTGTAAAGGTATTTTTATTCAAAATACCATGACGGCATATAATTTCCGCATTTACCAGAATTTTATTGATCTGGAAGGCGCGGGAGCTACGGCAAAAGGTATTGATAACGATGCAACCGGCAATATGATTATTGCTGATAATTATGTTGTTATCGAGACCGGAGCTACTGCAATCGAGAGTGCCAGTCACGGTTCGCTCAATAATCATGTATCAACAAATGGGACGGTAACGGACCCGTTTGATGATGACTAAGATTTTATAGAAAATCAGGCCGGAGGACGCCTAGCGACTTCCGGCCTACTTTCAAGGAGTTAAGATGGAATCACAAAGAGC